GTTTGTGCAATCTTTTTTCAAAAAAAATCCCCAGTTTTTTAGGCTGGGGATCAAACTCCTCACGAGAGTTTAGTATGAACCGTAAACACCTAATGGATCAGAAACACCAAAGGAATAACGCTCACGAGACTTGTATCTTACGTTACCAGTATCGAAGTCGCCATCCATAGAGTTCTGGAGTGGTGTACGAACAAACATCTTCAAACCGTTTGGAACATCAGTGGTCAAGAACCATGCGTTGGTTGCGGTCAAGAAGTGGTTAATTGCGTAACCTTCTGGAACTGCACCATTGTTCTTAATTGCATTGATGTCGTTGTTGTTTGTACCAACACGCAATTCAGTTTCAAGCAAACGAGTTGCAACGAACTGTAATGCAGGTGGAATAATCAACTTCTTCGGTTTTGCAGCGATCAACAGACCACGTTCATCTGTCCAAGCAGCGATTTGAATAACAGCGTTTTCCAGCGCAGTTTCGTTCAAGTCAGCAGGAGTAGATGGAGTGTTGGCGTTAGTACCACCAGAAATCAAAGGATGTGCAGTAGAGAACAAAGGCTGACCGTCACCATAGGTGAACTGGCTATTAAAACCGTTATTCAATACAGCAGCAGCTTTAACCTGTTTGGTGTAAGCCATAGCACGAGCCAAAGCCTTGGTATAGCGACCAGATAACGAGTCATACAAGTTATCTTCGATTGCCTCTTCAGTCAAACTGAAGCCCAAAGCGATAGTTTCATGGTTGTAACGAGCTGTCCATGCTTCTTGTCCGTTGTCATAAGCGATGGCTTGGCCTTCGTTTTTGACTGGAGCAGCTGAGAAGCCTGACAGTTTTGTTTCTTCTTCAAAAGAACGCTCAGAGGTCTCGATTTCATAGATCTCTTTGTGTTCTTCACCGTAACGAGCATACTCAAGACCAAACAGGGCGTTTAATCCAGGTAATAGCTCTTTTAGTAGTTGTGCACGAGAAATAGCCATTTAAATGCTCCTTAATTAAACACCAGTGGCATTGAAGTAGCTGTGGTAACCGAAGTTCCAAGTTACTAATGCTTCTGGGTAGCCAGTGAAAGAAAACTGTGCATTTGTCGACTGAGCTGTTGTTACAGCTGTGTTGATAGTTACAGTTGTGCCGTTTACAGTTGTTACATAGGTATTGGAACCAGCAGTAATGCCAGGACCAGAAATAACCATACCTGGGAGGATTGCAGTGTTAGCAGCAGATAAAGTGATCGTTGTGCTAGAAGATGTAGCATTTTGGGTCACTGTAACAGCTGAAGCAGGTACAACGCCTACGATACGGAAAGGAGCCGATGTAGTCAAAGGTGTAATCGCTGATGTGCTTGTGGCAGCAGCAGAGATTGCAATACCAGCAGATGAATCGCCAGTAGTTGTCGAACCAGTGTTACCAGCAGCAGCACCAATGTAATAAGCATTAGAACCAACGAAAGCTGGGTTTAGGTATTGAATGGTTGTAGAACCACCAGTACCAGCTGGGTTAGACAAACAAACTGCTTGGAAAACAGCTTGAGGATCATCAACAACATAACCAATAGCATCTGGAGCTGTTGTAGAAGCTTGCCAGAACTGATAACGATTTTTACCGTAGATTGGACCACCAGTTGTTGAATACTCGCAACCAACAAACACGCCAATTGTGCCGTTAACAGCAGAAGAAGCATTGTATGCCAATGTTGAAGATACTAAGTTACCAATGTTTGCACCAGTACCAATTGCTACAACGTCACCGTTGAACAAGCTAGTACTGTAACCGTTGGTGATAGGGAACATACGGGTAGAACCCGCAAATACACGACCACCAATAAGGTTAACTGGCTTTAGCCCGTAAGGGGCTGCTACTGTAGGATAAGCCATATAAATCTCCTAATAAGTTAAGAACCTTTACCAAAGGACACTGTAGACTTCCGTTCTTGGAACAGAGGCATACGAGAATCGCTTTGCCGTAAAAAACTATTGTCTACTGCTTCTGCATTTGCTTGGGTTTGGTTGTTCTCATAATCCATCCTTGCCTTCACAAATTCCTCAGGAATTTTGCATAACAGTAAACCACCGATTTCGATATTGTCTTTGTATCGACTATCTGGATCGGTCAACATTCCATATTTCGGTTGCTCTTCAGCTCTGACTGCTTCCCAGCCTTCTCTTAGTTTGGAAGATAAGTTGCGAGGGTCAGCGTTGTTAAGCATCGAAACCCTAACCCAGCGATAAGCATAACCTGCTTGCTTGTCTGGTTCAGGTAACAACTCAGGGGGTTTCCACGCCATAGGGCGAGCCTCTTGTTGTCTTGTTTCAATTTCACGGGGGGTACGATTGTTATTAGCCATTTTGGGACTCCGTTTTAACTAGTTCGTTGTAATATTGCTCTGGCGTAATTTTGAATTTCTTAGCCAGTTCCATTTGACGGGTGTTTAATGTGATCTTTTTTGAAGACGTTGACCTCGTTGCTGGAGCAACCACCGTGCTTTTACGAGTTGTAGCAGGAGATTTGGTTCCTGCTTCTTCCCCAAATTTCTCTGGGAAACGTCTTCTCATTTCGGTATCTATAGCGTTCCAGTAATGATCGGAGCCTGTCGGGACTCCCTCACGTTCCAGCCGCTTATGGATTCCCATAGCGAGAAAACTCATGTCATCGTCAGTGCCGTACCATTTGTTTTTGTCAAGCCACGATTGGGTTTTTGAGTCCAGTCGTGTTGGTTGGCTCTGCTGTTGAGGTATTTGTACATCAACTTCAGAAGATTGTAAAGTATTTTCGTCATATTGTGGAACATAACGATCCATCTCTTGAGCTTTAAATTTAATTTCAGTTAAACGCTCTTGAGCTTCTACTAAACGCTCTGCATCGCCAGAGTCATAAGCCTCTTTGTATGCACGTCTTGCTTGATCAAGATCAGAGGCAATTTTTTCTTTAGCTGTTGATACATACACCTTTTCGCCATCAGAAAGTCGACCTTTAAGGCGTTTGTTTTCTTCAATAATGGTGTTAGCAACCCGAACAGCTTCTTCGTTTTCACGCTGGATAGCTTCTTTAGCCCTGCGTTCATCGTTAATCAGCTTTTTCATCTGCAAAAGGCGTTGTTTTGCCTCTTTAGAATAGGCTTCTAAGTCATCATTGTCGATTTCTTCAACGATTTCTTTAGGAAGTGGTGCTGCATTAATACGATCTTCTTCTGGGGTATCGTCAACAATCTCTAATTCAACCTCTGGTGGGGTTGCATCATCACTTTCCAAAAAAGAAAAGTCTTGTTTTTCAAATTCAGCCATGTTTTTTCTCCTTAAACACGAGTAATTCCACGAGGATCTTCAACTACAGCCTCGACAGAATCGTCATTAATTAATCGGAACTCACGACCATGAATCTTTAGGCGTGTGCCAGTGTTTGGTCTGGCAAGAATAAAGTCACCTTCTTGGCACCAAGGACCAGTAGGAAACCTTTTTTCATCTTTGTAGCAATCAGGTCCCATTTTGATAACAAAAAAGACGGTGGAAAGCACTTCTTCCATTTGCAGTGTGGCATCCGCTTTGAGGATTCCACCAGCGTGTTCTTTTTCAGCATCAGGAATACCAACAAGCATACGATAGCCTTGTGGCATGGGTAATTGTCTTGCTTTTTCTTCACCTGTTTGAGGCAAAGTCGTTACGTTACTCACATCATCGGGGTTTGAGCCGATTAGTATTTCACTCATCAAAATTCTCCAAGTTCTTTTTAAGGTCTGAAATGTACATCCTTACAGACAGAAGACCCGTTATCTGTCCGCAAGTCTTTTGGTAGTCAGCGTAGTCTTTGGCTACACCAGTACCAAGGGACTCTTCCAAGTCCCTTACTCTCACATCTACCTGTTTGAGGAGATGATCTAGTATTTTTTCCTTCATTCAATTTCCTTTTTGGTTTTTTGAGCCTGGGTTTTTGCCATTTCAGCTAAGATTTTGAGCTTCTCTGACTGGCGTTGTTGATTCATCTGGGCTTTATTACTTCCTATTTGATGACCTAATTTCATTCCTTCTAATTCTTGTTTAGCAGCAAGGTTGGCTTTATCAGAAGCAGTTTTTGCTCCCACTTGCATACCAGCAATTTCTTTTTGCGCTGCAATACGCATTTTTTCAATTTCAATTTGATCAGCTTTACCAGCTGCATCCATAGCCAGTTTCTTCTGCTTAATGTCGATTTCCTGTGCTTTAAGCTGTAATTCTTTCATCTGCATCTGAACAATAGGATCTTGAGCAGCTTGCTGTGCCTGTTGTGCAGCCACCGCAGTCTGGTTCTGTTGCAATAGATTTTGAGCAGCTGGGACAGCCAGACGAGCAATTTGCATTTCTTGTTCTGGAGTCATATGAACATCTGGATCATCGTCATCAGAATACGGAATGTTAATGCCCATTTGCATCTGCATTTGTCGCATATATTCAAGACCAACGTGTTCAGTAATGTGAGCTTGCATCGCTTGAATCATCATAGGAGCTTGTGGGTTTTGACCAATAGTTTGTTTGATCTTTGGATCATTCATAGCAGCCATATGAATCTGAATATGGGCTTGATGGTCTTGACCAATGAAGGCTTTTAATGGTTTGTTCTTTAAGGCGTTGACGTTTTCCGTTACTGGATCTGTAGGCTTCATGTCTTCTGGCAATGGAACCAACTTCTCTAGGTTCTTAATGCCGATGACTTCTAACATCTGACGATGTAAGTAAGGAAGGTTGTAAAGCTGGGGAGCTGTCTGGCATAACTGTAGGGCAGCTTGATACTGAACTACCTTTTGGCTCATGGTTGCTGCGTTTGGATCTGATACGGGAATGATATTGACCATATCGTAGTCAGATTTACGGGCTGTACGATTACCGCTAGTAGGCTGGTAACTGTAATCTTCTGGAGCGTAGTCAGCAATGATTCTCTTAAGAAGTTTAAATTCTTGCTTCATGGAGTAATGAATACGAGCTTGAATCGCAGACATGACTTTAAGTGTGCGTTCTAAAATTGCTAAAGTCGTACCCACTGGAGCTTGGCTGCTCATGTCTGATGCTTTTAAATCGCCAGAAGAAGCAAAACGTCTACCTTCTTCTACGATCTGGTTGAGCAACGTCATTAATGTTTGGCTTGGCTCTTTATACGGCAATGGCATGATGTTGTCTTTCATCGCACCACTTGGAACATCTACGTCACGGAACTCACCTGGAGCTATCGGGGTATCGTCACCTTTGACACGCAACCCACGAGTCTTAAAGCCTCCAGGAAGATTGGACAATGACCCTGCATCAACCAGCTGACGAAGAATGGAAGTGCCCGATTTAGCAAAAGCTCCAATAAGATGAATAAGCCCGAAATGATAAAAGCCGAAGCCAGGGATATAGCCATAATGTACAAAATGCTGGCGTTTTTGGTGAGTTTTGTCATCTGGATCCCAGTTTCTACGGATTGCTAACACCTGTCCGTTTGATTTTTCAATGGTTACAACATAAGGAAGAGCAATGCCTGTTGGTTCGCCATGCTTATCTGTGTGCTCAAAACCTTCTAAATCAAGGTGGCAGTGCATTTCAAGGACTTTAAAACGGTCATCAGTAGATGCCCTAAAGCCTAATTTTTCTGCAATTTTCTTTTCAATCTCATCTAAGACGTTATCTGGCGATCCTAGATTTAAATCACGATAGAACCCTTCATACTGTAGGCGTTTAAGTTCGTTTTCTGTTTTACGCATCACATGGGTAATGCGTTCTGCGGATTCAAGACTAGAAGCACCGTAAGGAACAACCAAATCTTCAGCAGGAATATACATTGATACTTGACGATCTAGGCTTGGATCTACATAAACCTTTTTAAATCCGTTACCTGAAAGTCCTACACCCCAGAGCATACGCTCATGTTCAGGGCGAAACTCTTGCATCACATCGGTAAGCTCATGGTTCATGTCTTCTACAACACGCTCACAAGCATCTTTTTTCTCTGATGTTTCTTTACCAACAATTTCGCCCTTGACTGGACCAGCTGCTGGAAAGGTTTCCATGATGGTTTCAGATTGGAATTTAATGACGGCTTCGGCTAAGACTGGATGGTAAACACCGCAAGCACCTTCCCAAGGTTCTGAACGCTCTTCAATCTTTAAGCCAAGAAGTTCTAAGCCATCAACATAGGTTTGAATCCAGTCACGTCTAGAATCAATGTCCGATTGGAAATCTTCTAAGAGTTCGCTGGCAATTTGTAGTAAAACCGATTCAGGCAAATATTCAGCAAGGTTTGCATCAAAGTCTTCAATCTCCTCGCCTTCCATTTGGATTTTTATTCCACCAACTTTTACGTCTACCTCTTCAGGGTCAACAATTTCAATTTCAACATCTGGTCCTTCTAAATCAGGTAAACCTTGGGGGGCTGCATACATTGCTTTATCGATTGACATAAGGATCCTTAGTAATAACCTTTTTTACGCCTAAATTCTTGTGGCTCATCTGGCTCATCGCTTTGCAGCGTAATAAAGCCACCTCTTCTAAATCTTAACAGTGCTTGGGTTGTGGAGTCTACTAAGTCATCGTGATCTGAATTGGGAAATGCTGCTAATTCCTCTACTACTTCTTCAGCCCAGCGTTTTCTTGGTGCCCAAATTTTACCGCTTGCAAACAAATCAGATACGCTATTAACACGAGATATTTTATCGTTACCCCTAGTCGGTGTAAACTCTTGAACAGGAATACCCATCCTTCTAAGTTCAAATATAAGTGGAGCACCAGATGCTTTCGCTTCAACAATGAACGAATCTGGTTCCCAGTCTTTATACATATCATAGGCTCGCTGTTTAAGAGTGGGGAACTCCATTCTCTCTTTAAACGCATCCAATAAAATGATATTAGCATCCGTTTTATCTTCATTTAGGTAAAACACTCCCCAAGTCGTACACGCTGAATAGTCAGCCCGTTCTGATTTTGTAAATGCCGTATCCCAAGATTGGATAATGTAATCACAAGGGGGAGGGGTTTCTTTATCCCAGACCCTCCACCATTCCCGTTTTACAAGAGCACCTTCTTCAGAGGTCGGATCTTGTTGATACTGGGCTTGCCACTTAGAAAGCGGTAGTTCTATCCTTAGTTTATCAAGTTCCTCGTAGCTCCAAAACTCAGGCCAAAGGGGTTTTTCGTTTCTTTTTATCGCTGGAAGGCTGATGATTTCCCATTCATCACCGTCTCTGTCCACCATCGCTTGGCAGATTTTTCCCGTCAGATCCCTTTTAGACCAACGGGTCATCACAACTACAATAGATCCTCCAGGCTGCAAACGCTGGCGAGGACCTGAAGTGTACCACTCGTACACCTTATCAAAAACGCTAGGATCCCCAGCTGCAAGTGCTGCTTCTTGCTCGGAATGAGGGTCATCAATAATGAGAAGATCAGCACCTTTACCAGTAACAGTACCGCCAACACCAATAGCAAAATACTCCCCGTTAGCATTAGTACTCCAACGACCAGCAGCCTTGCTATCCGATCTAAGAGCAACATTAGGGAATACTTTGGCATATGCCTCTCCGTCTACTAAGTTACGCACCTTTCGACCAAAACCAACTGCAAGTTCAGCCGTGTTAGAACATTGAATGATTTTCTTATTAGGGAATTTTCCTAAGAACCAAGCTGGCAAAAGATAACTGGCAAACTCAGACTTCGTATGACGAGGTGGCATATTAATAATAAGGCGTTTAATTTTTCCACTGGCAATCTCCTCAAATTTTGTTGCCATTAATGCGTGATGTTCGCCATGAATAAAATTGGGCCACATGGTTTCTACAAACGACATAAAGTCAATTTGCCCAGTTTCACGAGTTACTGCATCTTGATAAGCCAACGCCAAAGGACGTAGCTTTGCCTGATCCTCCTCAGGCAGCTGGTCAATGATGTCTAACAGCTCATCCATTCAAATTCCTTAGTTTGATGTACGCTGGTCTGATGCTACGAGAGTACTTCATGTTCCCTTTGCAAACCCCTATTTCAATTAGGATTTTCATTTTCCTAGCCGTACCTCCACGCCCCCGATAACCCGTCATTCTCATCACGTCATCAATAGTCGGACCAAAGCCAAAGTCCTCCCAGAACTTTTCAATGACATGAAAGACTTCTTTTTGAGCAGGAGTCATTTGCCACAATCCTCCATGCCAGGTTCGTAAACTTTAGAACTGGCTGCTTCACCAGTTACCCAATGGTATTGTTTCTTACGAATCCCAAACTCATTCATAGGCAAAGACTGGCAAGCTACGGCATCCCTTAATAACTTTAAGTGAGCAATCGCCCTGTCTAGTGCTGCAACTTCTATTTCAATATCGGTCATACGATCCCTGCCCATAAGAAAATCACTGTTATCAGTATCAAAATGATTAGCCATTGTTCTCTATCCATATACCCCCCTACCCTTTTTGATTAGAAAAAGATGACGGGGGGGTTTCTAAAACCGTGTTTCTCTCTTCCCAGTTAGGATTTTGTACCCCCTCCCCCATAGGGATTAACTGGTTAGGGTTAATACTTAGCTCTTCGGAAGTACTTGATTCTAAAGGATTTGTCACCGTAACAGGTGTTAGGGTGAGATTTGTTGGTGATTGAATGTGTGAAATACTATGCAAATGATCCGCATCGAGCACGGGCAAAAAAGGGGTGGTGGCACTCGGTGGGGGGTCGGAAATGGGAAAAGAAGAGCCAGTATCCCCAGTTTCAGAGATGGAATCCTCTTGGGATTGTTCCTGATCATCCTGACTGCCATCATCATGCACCTCACGAGAGACTACATCGACTGGGTCATTGATCTCAGCGAGCAGTTGCTCGGCTGTTCTCTTGGTCGATACCCTCAGACTATTACTGTTCTTGATCGCCAGTTGGACTGCTTCCATCAGCTTGGCCTTGAGCGTGGTGCTATCCATCGTATGCACCAGTTCCCGTCTCTCAGTGAACAATGCCACCTCAGTCATCTTGCCTACCAGCTCTAACGCCTTGAGTTGCTGGGCGGGGGGCAAGTCATCATTCAGAGCCATGCTGGAGAGTTTATGGATTGCCATAGCCCTCAAACGAGGGGGTAATAGATATTCCTCCACCTCTTTCTGTGCTTCCAGTGCCGTTATGTATGTAGCCACATTTGGGGAGCGTGAGAGCTTACTTGCTTCTACTCCAGCAGTCTCTCTCTTGCCCTTAGTGTTATACGCTCTGCGGTAGGCTTCGCTCTTGTTCCCAGTAGCCACGACTTGTTCAGCAAATGCCTTTTGTTTCTTGGTTAGCTTGATCCCTTGCTTAGACTGGCTACCGAGAATGATGGTCTCAATCGGCACTGCTTTCATGCCTTCAGCTATCTCTTTCTTGGTTAGTCTTCTCTTGGTGTTAGGCATAGTATTCAATGGGTATATTTATACCCCCCAAGTATAGGACAGTTCTGTAAAGGACATCAATAGTCTTCTCTCCCTTACTACTATCTCTCTCTCACTGTTAAGGTGAGACCGCCTTTTAGGGTCATTCAGGCGAGCCATAGAGCCATGCTTTCCATTTTTGTGAGCCCTGATACACAAGTAAGGGATTTTAGGCAGTCTCTTATCGCCATGAGAGCCTTATTCTATAAGGGCTAAAAATATTTTTAATAAATACTATGCAAGTCAAGTATTTATGGTTTAAGATTTAATCTCATTCACTAGATGAATGAATAAACAAACCACCTACTAGGAGTAATTATGAAGATAACCTACACACCAACAAACGCTGATGAGTTGATGATCATTGGAGCAGTTCGCATGATTGCTAGAGAAAGAGATTGGAATGTAGTAAACGAACATTGGTTAGACGGAGACATCCTTGAGTTGTTATCTGAAGTTGATATGGATTTACCTAAAGCCCTTAAGAACATTGAGCATATGGTTGCTATCAAGCGAGAATTTACCCAGTCAAACTGATGATGGGCTAATGCCCGAAACAGTCGTAAGACTGTCTTTGACAAACCGCTAGGAGAAACAAATGGCTAATTGGAAACAAACACTAGACATCACTGATCTTATGGAGACCTTTGAGCAGACTGAGGATGCTCTTACCTTTGCTAAGAGGGCATCTACTCGCATCCAGTTGTTCATTGAAACACACCAGTCTTGGGCAGATCGCAGTGGCATCACTGAAGACTTAGAGCAGATCGCTGAGTCTTTCTCATATGCTGATGACACCGCAGAGATTGACTACATCATGGCTGATCTGTATGACCTTGCCGACAATGCCCGAATTTGGGTTAAGACATTTTAAGGAGATTGATTATGTTTGGAGTAATTGCTTGTAGTGATCCTAAGTTCCCATACGCTATTGAAGATGAGAATGGGGAGATCATGGCATTGTTCGCATATGAGGATGAAGCCTTGAAAGTAGCTGAGTTCTTAAATCGGTCTTGAGTGCTGTAATCCTGATGCCCTTTGGGGTATCGGGATTGCCATTCGGTAATCATTAACTGCTAGGAGTTCAAATTGGAAACACAAACTGTAAAGAAAACAATCGACTTATCCCAGTTCTATGGCACTGAGTCGTATCACCGCACTAACCTGTTTACCCCTAAGTTGGTTCACACTGATGGGGTTCAATACTTTGCCGATCAAGGTGGTTGCTACTGGTTCTTGGATATCGTTGCCAGTGAATACTATCCACTGTTGGCTAAAGAGCCACTGCTCTCCATCCAGTTAGCCGTTGAGGATGGTAAAGCAGATATCTGCGTGGAAGACGGAGACTGCAACATCATAAAGCAAAAGCATATTGCCCTGACTGATTGCCCTGATGGGATGTATCGGTTCTTCCTTACGGACAATGTTCTGATGCTTACTTCGGAGTATTGATCATGGCAGACTTGATTGACACGATGACAGTCAAGTCTCCCCTTTTCCTTGAGGGAAGTTGGGGGGAGCGAGACATTGGCACACACGAATCCACACTGGAGTTGTATTTCAACAAGGACAACACTGGGTTTATCGAATGGGATATTCCTGATGTTGCCTTTGAATACATTGGTCTTTGGTTCGATATCGACAAAGATGGAAAACGCTCCCTATCTGAATACGATGGGGTTATGAGTCTCAATGACCATGCAATAGCACTGCTCCGCAAAAACGGAGTGGAAGTAGGAAAGGACTTCGAATAATGTTCCCCAAGCATGACTGGTTAGTAAACACCATATTGGTCGTTGCTTGGGCATACATAGCCTTTTATGTATTCCCACAAGCAATTTACCTTTTTATCAAGACTGGAGGGTTCTAATGCACGAGCACGAGGGTTATGTATGGGATGAATACGATGCTCAAGGGATCTTCCTATGCCGAGTATGCGATTCATGCGTGGAAGAGAAGTTAAGCAAATACCGCCCTGAGATCCTTTCAGGGTATTCACAATCAGATGTATATGAGCCAATAGAGGAGCACTAGCATGGGAATTGAATCAAATCTATTTACCACTGTTCAAGAGGTTTATTTTGACCTTTTGGACTTGGATAAAAACAATTATTTAAAAGGTATTAAGTTGGAGGGTTTTAACGAGTTTACCAATATGCGTGATTTTGTAGATGAGCAAATTATGAAGTTAAATTATCTCGAAAATCATATGAAAACACTTTTCAATATTGAGGAGGAATAACATGGGATGGACTGGGACACAATGCTTTTTCAAAATCAGTCGCAAAGACTTTTTGATTAAAGAATTTACGCAAGAAAACGATACCCACAAATGGTGGCTAACCAATATCTCAATGCGTGGCAACACCGCATATTGCATTAGTTGGCAAGAGGAGAAAGCCACTGGGATCAAACACCATGAAGGCATGGTTATCTTGACTGAGAAACGCAGAGAAGATCCTGATTGGATTTATTACAAGAATATGGGGGAGACTGTATTGCCCTATTACTTTGATGCTCCCAAGAGCCTTATTACGACTCTTAACGCATTAGGTATGCCGTTCAATACAAGTGCTAAACAATGGCGAGAGCGATGCTTGGCAAATGCCAGTGTCAAGAAACCAAAGTTAAAGTTTGGCGATGTTGTGAAGTTTGCCCATCCGATGTCATTCTCATTCTCTACTGGGAGGGTTGAAGAGGACACCTTTACCTATGTTGAATATGGGACAAAGAGAAATGTATTCAAGACCAGTCAAGGGAATCTTTGCCGTATATCAAAGTTAGCCAATAGGGAATTTACAGTTCTATCAAACTGATGAGCCAAGAGTAATGGCGAAACAAGTAAGTATGAGACCGCAAAGTCGTATGACGAGACCGCAAATTACTTACTTGTCTTTGATTAACTGCTAGGAGAATTAACATGGGTTTAGATATGTATTTAACCGCTAAGAAATACCTTTGGTCTGATGCCGATAAGGAGTTATCTGCCAAGATCAATGAAGCCATTGGAGTAGAGCCTGACTTTGAGAAACGATTTAATGGTTCAAGTTTGGTTGCTAAAGAGATATCACTGGATGCGATGTATTGGAGAAAAGCCAATGCCATTCATGGATGGTTCGTCAATGTTGTTCAGGATGGTGAGGATAACTGCCGAGAATATGAGGTAGATCGAGAACAGTTGGTAACACTGCGTGATCTTTGCAAAGACATCCTTGAGCATCCTGATGCTGAAAGGGAAACCGACTTAGAGCCGACTGAGGGATTCTTCTTTGGTTCTTACAAAAAAGACGAATGGTATTACGAAGACCTGAAGAACACTGTTGAGGGGTTGGATAAGGTCTTGACATTACCTGACGAGTATTCATTTAGCTATCAAGCCAGTTGGTAAGGAGATAACCATGCAAAACATATGCGAAGACGGATATCAGGGCAATCACGATCCAGTATTAGATGAGTTTGGATTAGATGCTTACGAGCAGATTCAAATGAATTATGAGTCTCTTGACAATGGATCAGTGGTTGTCAATTTTGATGTATGGGACACCGAGAATGACCAAGTTGTAAAGCAAGGAGGTTATGTCATGGTGCGTAAAGACGAAGACGACAAAGTGTTTGCCGTTGTCGTTATTGATGCCAATGGCGATAAGGTTGCAGAGGTTCATTTGCCATTTAACTTTTTGGAGTGCTGATTATGAAAGATATCAAAGATTACGACAAATATTGGAATGATGAGGCCAAGAAACTATTGCTTCACAAACGCATTGTCAATGTTCGGTATTTAACGCAACAAGAGACTGAAGACATGGGTTGGCATGAAAGGGTTGTTGCCTTTCAAACGCATGACGGATTGTGGTTTTTCCCCAGTTGTGATGATGAGGGAAACAGTGGAGGTGCATTGTTTACTTCTGATGAAAAACAAAGTTGTTTACCAGTGATGAGGTAATCATGCCTAAATACATTATCAGGGCTGAGACCAATGTGATGTATGAGAGGGTTATAGAAGCCACCAGTGAAGCCGATGCTTGGGAAAAGGGTAAAGCCTTGCCTGAGTGCGACTTTCACTTGGTAGGCGAATATGACCATGTTGTCTACGATGTAGAACAAACCGATGACGATGAGGATATCGAATGAAAAATGTTTACTTAGTTGAAACCAGTGAGACTTGTTTGGTTCACAAGCAATACTCCGTATGTGCTTACACGATGGAGCAAGCCAAAGATATGGTTTTGCGTGGGGATCTATATGACTCAGGCGAGCAGATAGATCATTGGATCACCGATGATCTTGAAGTGAATGAAATAACCAATATCAAACATTCAAGAGTAGTGGAGGAAGACTGATGTTTGAAGTTCAACACTACACCCTGTGCGATGGTTGGATTAACTGTTGGTCGGAGGAGGATGAAAACGGAGTAATGATCCCCTCCATTTATAGGACATATACCGAAGCCCTAGATGCCTTGAATGAATTTCTTGAAGATGAGTTGATGGAATTTAACGCTGGCAATATTGATTCGATGTATGAATTAGACGAGTTCAGAATAATGGAGATTTTTTAATGCCTAAGAAAACATTGGAAGAAATCGAAGCAGAAATGAATAACATGGTTTTCAATTTAACGAAGCTATGCAAGATGGAGTATTACGACTGGCGATTAGAAGACAGGATGCACTATGGTCGGCTGATGGCTATGAAGCAGAGAAGACTGGCTGAAAAACAAAATAAGGAGTTAGCAAATGCGTAAATTTAATAGCGATTTACTAGATGAGTATTGTGATGAAGAGTTTGGTCATACAGACTGGCTGATGTCATACGATGAAGATGGCAACATGACTGTTGTGTTCTTCAAAGAGCCAAGACAGTGCTATTTGGAAGACATGGAGGAGGAGGAAGAAGATGCCTAAATATCGAGTATGCATAGCAAGGGAAGAGACTACCCTTTGTTGGATAGATGTTAATTGCAAGACTAAAAGCAAAGCTGAAGATATTGCTTGGAAAATGTTTAACGAGGACTCTTCTATTTTGGAAAAGGGAGAGATGGTTCATGCCGATGAATACATTGACTATGTAACGGAGGTGCATGATGGACTATAACCAGTTGAAAGACTTGGTTGGCGAGGACAATGCCATTTCAGTCTATGACTACTTTGCCGACTTTACAGTCGATAACTTGATCCAGTTGGTGCTCGATGGCTATACACCTAGCCAGTTGTTGCACCTTGCCAAGCAATTAAACCCAGTGGAGGATGACGATGTCTAATTGGAAACCAGTTGAATTGGTAGAAGACTATTGGATCATTATTGATGAGGATAGCCAAGAAGAGTATCAGGATGGCACTGGTCATAACATGATGTTTATAAATAAATGGGGAGCTGAAAGAAGGATTCAACAAATAAAGGAGGAAGAAAATGCCTAACATGAACCGCCTACACCGATTTAAGGAATTACTTTGGGAAAGGTATGACGATAGGATTCGAGACCAAGAGGATTGGTTTTACAAGGGATGGGGATGGGAAATTAACTTTGTAGAAAACAATGACCAAAGCAGTTGTGTTGCTTATCGGATTAAAGATGGCACGACTGACTGGAGCGATTACATCATCCTTGAAAAGTATGTTAAAGAATGGAGGAAAGTGGTATGAATAAATGGGAAGTAGTGCCATTTTTTGACTATGACGATTACTACCAAGTTGGTAGAACAGTCATGGTAGATGGAAAGTATAAATTTGAATCAAA